AAACAACTTCCTAGAAACCGGTGCTGTATATGCTCCATATATCCCACTAATCCAAACTCCATTGGTCTATGATCCAGTGAACTTCACTCCACGTAGAGGTGTAATGACCCGCTACGCTAAGAAGGTAGTGCGCCCAGAGTTCTATGGAAAAGTTATTATCGGCGATCTCGATACCGTATAATACTTAGTAGAAATAAAATAACTCAAAAACCCCAACGAAAGTTGGGGTTTTTTCTTGCACTAATAAAAAATAATTGACATTACCATAGAACTTGTATATACTTATATTATATGAAAAGTGGTATATACAAAATTACAAATGTTAAGAATGGCAAGTTTTATATTGGTTCTGCTAAAGATATTGATCGTCGTTGGTGGGAACATAAAAATGATTTAAAAAAGAATAAACATAAGAATCCTAAATTACAACACGCTTGGGATTTTTACGGGGAAAACAGTTTTGAATTTATTATATTAGAAAATGTAATAGAATGTGAATTGTTTAAACGAGAACAATTTTATTTAGATATGTTTAAACCCTATATGCGTGATATAGGTTATAATATTACCCCAACCGCAAGTGGAGGCGATAATTTTACACATAATCCTGATAAAGAAGAAACTCGTCAGTTACTATCTGATATTAATCTAGGAGCTAAAAATCCTATGCACGGTAAAAAGCATAGTGATGAGGCTAAAGAAAGGCAACGTGATCGTGCTGTAGGACGTTATACTTTGGAGTGGTTTGTTGACAAGTATGGTATTGACAGTGGTACACTTAAGTACAAGGAGAGAAATGACAAATTGGCTAATCGTAATATTAATTACAGTTATGATAATGGATTAAAAGGCAAAAAGCGTGGTGCTATGAGTGATGAGATGAAACGTAAGATTAGTGAACAAAAGAGAAATTTTGCGATTAGAAAGAATGAATTTATTGATGACTTAAAGAGTGGTAGTTTTACTAACAATGCATTAAGTGAGAAGTATGGAGTATCATTAACCACAATTAAATTACATAAAAGAAAATATTAGTTTTTTTTCGAGATTATATTTATAATATATGTATAAAGATCGCTTATTTGAAAATGTTGGGGGAAATGTATTTAAACTAAATACTCCCAGTGAAAATTTATTAGTTGAATCTATTTTTTTAGATAAATGGAAATCAATTATATCTGATTTAAAAGCTGCAGCTAAAAGTTTTGCAATGAGCCCAGAAGGACAAAATATTGCTAAATCACTGGACGTAAATCCCCAAGACAAACAGAGTATCAATAATTTTATAAATAATATTGGTAACAAACTACCCACAACAAATACTAATATTTCAGAGGGTTCGGATCGTGGGAATATTGGTGATTTAATTATGTTTTTTTTCGATAGAATGCCTGGCAACAGTTATTGGTCTAAAATCACAGGTGCACTTGCTGCTACAACAGGTGCAAATATTCTGGGGACATATCTATATCAATTTTATAAAACAACAGATAGAGATTTTTATAAATTTATGTCGGATAAATTTAACAGCCAATACTTTGATAATCTAACAACGATAAAAAATGCCGAGTTATCAAATGTGGAGATAATAAGACCATATTTATTCCCAATCTTCGCTGTGCTTTCTATGGCTTATATAATACTACTTGCTATTGATCTTTATAAAGATTATAAAGATTCCAATCGTGAAAAACAAGTGGTTCATATAAAAAAAAGTTGGTTAAATAAAAAACGTTAATATTTATATAATATATGACTAAAAAAGAATTAAAAAAACTAATCAAGGAAGTAATTAACGAAGCTAAATTTGATGATATGCAAATTAACTCTCCTAATGATCTAGATTATAGTGATGCAAAACCGGGCCAAGTTGTTACTGTTCAAGAAATGCAAAGTTCTGTTAATATGCTTAAGAAATTTTTAAAATTGGGTCAGTATGTGCTTCCAAAAAATATGTTAAGTAGTTTTAGAGAATATATTACAGATATTGAAACCGATCTTGCTGAAATAAGTCAATTACAAAGTGCTACACCATTCAACAAATATAAATATTTGGATGCTATTTCTCGTTTCGAAAAAACATATGGTAAAATTATTAAACCATAATAAATTTGAGTAAAACAAACCCCAACGAAAGTTGGGGTTTTTTCTTGCATTATTCAAAAAATTCGTTAGTAGAATCTACAATTATTTCTTGTACTTCTTCTTTGAACGAAGTATCTTTGGGGTAAGGTAGAACTTTATGTTTAAGAGATTTAGTCAACTTTTTATTTTCTATTTTGTTACTGATAAACTTGATATAACGATGTTTACCACTTTCTCGTTTGCGCCAGAATGTTCTACCAATACGTTCTTTTAGTTTATCTACGCTGTGTGTTTTCCATCTTGAATATACACTTCTGCTGTGTATCCAATCATAGTTAGGAGGACCAACTAAACTAACACTATAGTTAGGCATTATAGCGATATCTACATAGTTATCGCCTTGATATAGAAAGCCAGTTGCTTGATAGATTGTGCCTGCGTGTCCAGCTTCACTATCCGCATAACTGAGAATACATTTGATGTGGGGATATTCAGTATTTAATAATCTAAAGCTTTCAGCTATACAATAACTTTCTATATTTTTACCATAACCATCTGCAATCCACAGTCGTGTTAATTCTAACACATTGTTATTAGTAAGTAGTGAAGAGATACTGGTACTAGCATTTCTACCCACGGCGTTTCCATATACTAATACACCTATTAATCGTTCGTTAAAACCACCAAAGAATGTACTCTCTACATATTCTTTATAGTATACTCCATAAGCTACAGTACAAAGAGACCACTTGTGTGTATAATGATTCTTTTCAATAAGAGTTTTTGCAACATTCTTATTGATGCTTTTGATGTAAATTAATGTGGGGTCAAAATACTCCGACATTATTTCAGTATAACCATATAACTCTAACTGTCAAGATTTATATTATATAAAAAAGACCTTTGGAATTATATACTACAGTTCTAATTTTGGTAGCATTAATCTTATTGATACCAAGTCTATCTATTACTTGAAATGGATCAGGGTGATTATTTATAGGAGCTGCCATAACTCTATCCTTTATTTTGTATACATCCAAGTCTGTATTAACAATACTTGGATGATATTGTCTTACTAAAGGCATTGTTCTCATACTGGTTTATTTGTTGTTGGTTCTGCTTTCTTTACTCTACTAGATGGAAATGATTTGTTACCAAAATCACTACCGTGTAAACTATACAAATGCATAACTACACCGTGTTTTACAACCACATCCCCCAAGTCATTTACTAATACATATGGTGGTCTATCATATTTTAACATTACTGCTGAACTAACCAACAAATGATTGCTTTCACCTGCATCCATTACTCTTTGAGCATAGTTGATACCATCACCACTGATATTGAGATTGCCATTAATATCTTCCATTGGTATTACAGGTCCACAATGTACACCCATTCTCATTTGTAAATCCGGTCTATCCTTTACTGCTTTAGCTATAGTAACTGCACAATTCATTGCATCTTCCAAATAAGTAAAGAATCCCAATACCATACCGTCACCAGTAGGTAATATAATTAACTTTTCAAGCGCATTAGCTGTTTTGTATTGCATTGTAGACTTAACCAATGCACCCAAATCTTTACAAGCCTTCTTTTGTTCATCTGTTGTTTTCTTACTATAAGCAACAATGTCCATAAAGAATATATAACCTTCTTGTTCTACATCCAATTGCAATCTACCAGATTTGACTTCTACATCAACTTGTTCAACTTTCTTGGCAACTTGTTTGACAGGTTTAACAACTTCTACCTTCTTTTCTTCTTTCTTTTCTACCACTGGAATATCTTTAAGTTTCAAGAAATCCTTCCAGTTGATTTTCTTAGCTGGTGCATCTTTTTTCTTTGGTTCTTTTGATGCTTGTTCTTCTTCGTGTTTCTTTATTGCAGCTTCTTCACGATTACGTTTTTCAACAAACAATGCAATTTGCTTTTTAACTTCATCTGTGATGTATATGTTTACATCTTTTCCACCACCACCAATATCGTGTTTCTTTTTTCTTTGAGCACCTTTGGATTGCAGATATGTTTGCATTTCTACATTACCCGTCTTAAATGCCAAATCCAACGGAGCAATTTCACCTTTGAAATCTGCACCGTTAACATTCGCACCCAAATGTACCAAAAATTCCACCATATCAACATCGTTAGCGTTAACGGCATAATGTAGTGGCATCCATCCATTCTTTTCATCTCTGCCATTGATTTTACCATCTTTATCAAAGAACGATTGTACACCTTCAAAATCTCCTGTTTCTGCGCAGAAATGAATACTAACACCTCCTGCGGATTTAGCACCGTACTTATTCAACAATTTAACAACATCACCTCTATTGGTATTGGATAGTACGTCAATAGGATTATTTTTACCCAAGAAATCTTTCTTGTTAACATCAGCTCCTCTTACAATTAGATATTCAACCAAGTGTTTTTGTCCGTAATTTACTGCATAATGTAGTGCGGTCCAACCTTTGCCAGCGTCAACTTCATTGATATCAAATCCCTTGTCTAACATTTCTTCAATAGAAACGATATCACCATTTTTTGCGGCTAAATGGAAACTACTACCGCTACTGTATTTTGCACCTCTTTGTTGTAGTATTTCTGCGATATTTTTAAAACCTTTTTGTTCAGCTACATCCAGTGCTGTATTTTTACTGGTCCAATCTTTACAGTTGGGATCTGCACCGTGATTTAACAGTAGTTTTACGATTTCCACTTGATTTTCTTCTACAGCAACAACCAATGGTGGATTGCCTGTATCATCGTCTCTTTGATTGACATCTACTTTTTCTTTTTCGATACAGTTGTAGACGTTATCGTATAACCCACGTTTGATGTGGGTAAAAATGTTAATAGCCATAGTTTAATTAGTAAATTAGTCTTTTTTGAAACGGCTTAAATCCAATTGAGGTAGTGGTTTTTCTATGTTTAGACCAGCTAGTCTTTCATTTTGGATAACTAATTTACTTCCGCCTACAACCTTACCATCTACTACGTCATATATGAAAAATACAGTTTTTGTAAGTCCCACACGAACAATTCTGCCGGGTTTGCCATCAATATATACAACATCATCTTCTTTGTAATCGGACCCAATAAACATAAACAGTGCCGCGGCAAGTTTTTCAATGCTTGATTTAAACATTAGAATTACTAATCCCGCTACGAACATCCAGACATATTTGCCTGTCATATCTTGTGCGGTTGATTCTAGTACCTGTTGAGATATTACGTGTGCTGTATTTGTATCCATAATCGTCTTTAGTTTATTAACACATAACATTTGTTAACAATCCAAAACAATTATATAATAAATATAAATATTAATTTATTTAATCCACTTTTGTTCTTTTAGAATATCATCAATCAATTCTTTTTCGGAACTATCCATTTCTTTATCAAATCTTTTCAATACTTCAGTCAATGGATATACTCTATCAGGAGATTCTTTTTGTTTTTCTTTTAGTTCTTGAATTACATCAACTATTTTAACAAGTGGAGACTTGAATTCATCAACTTTGTCTTTTGATGCAAAGTTAGCCAATTCAAATGCATGTGGAGTTAATGCTTTTACCAAACTTAGTAATCCAGAACCAATCATATTAAATATACTAAATGCTGCACCAGCTGCTGGATGTACTGTTGCTAATATTCTTAATATAACAAATACCACAACAAATATGATAATTGCGGTCATTGCACTAACAAAGAACTTCTTTAAACCCCAAAATACAGCGTTAAGACCAAACATACCACTCATAGCATCAAGGGTAGCCTTGCTTTGATCAGCTTCTTTTGCAATTTCTTTTGCTTTATCAGTCATTTGCCATAATTCATCATCATACTTTTCTTTCAAAGCAGACTTTTCTTTTTGCAATTTGTTTATGATTTCGTCACGTTGTGATAGTAATTGATCGCCCTTCTTTCTTTCCTCGGCAACTTGACTGTTTAATAAATCAACGGTAGCTTTTATACGTTTAATTTCATCTATGTGTGGTGATCCAACTATAGAAATTACACGTTCATTGAGTGATTTAGCAGTATCTACTTGTACTGACGGGTTTGTTACTTGACTCAAAGAGTGTTGAATACCTATAGACAAAGACGATGCTTGTACACGTTTGCCTTTTTCTACTTTTTCCAACTCCACCATCGTATTATCTACTTTGGCTTCTTGTTTAGCAACAGCGTCTTGTGCAGTTGTAACTTGCTTCGCCGGTCTAACTTCAGAAGAAATACAACCGGTTAGTATTAAAATTACGATGGTGTAAAACAGTTGTTTTTTAAAGTTCATATAATATAAATATTATTTTTTATAATAAAACTAATATTTATCAATATGATCAAACTTAATGACTTAATGGAGAACGACTCGTTGTGTCCGATGGCACATCCTAAGAACATAGAACCAGTGATGAGTTCTTACTTACGTTATCATATTGACAATAAAATTTCACTTAGCGAAAACATTTTTAGAACCTATAGTGAGTCTTATTTTGATTTAATCGAAGAAGTTCGTACTTTGTATTTTCAAAATTTAATAGAATTGTGTGACGCTGACGCTGAATTGGTTGAAAGTGATTTGGGTAAAAAGGCTATATTTGAAGGTAGAGAAGTATATTTGGATGCGCCTATTGAAGACGAAGAAGATTTATTGATGGAATTGAAACATAGAGGTCGCACAGTTCATTTAAGTAGACCATTTAGAACTCCAGGTGGCCCTAAAAAGTATGCTGTATACGTTAAATCCAAGAATGGCAAAGTTAAAAAAGTAACATTTGGAGATCCAAATATGAGAAGCAGAGCTGGTAACAAGGCTCGTCGTAAGAGTTTCGCAGCTAGACATAGATGTAGTCAAAAGAAAGATAGAACTACCGCTGGATACTGGAGTTGCCGTAGTCACAGAATGCGTTCTCTTGGTAACAAAGGACGAGGAAAGTATTGGTAATGGATTTGCCGTTCACAGAAAAATCCGTGGGTAACAATCAGTATATAAGAGAATTTAGTACTGATGTAGATACGCACGAATTGGAATGGCATATAGACAAAGAAGATAGAACTATAGAAGTTATAGAAAATATAGATTGGCAGTTTCAATTGGACAATAATCTACCACAATTACTTAAAGAAACAATATTTATACCTAAAGAAACATATCACCGTGTAATAAAAGGCACTGGTAATTTAAAAGTAAAAATAACAAAACACGTATGAAATTTATCGATTTATTAACAGAAACTAAAATGTATGAAGGAATTGGATTGCCATCATCAGCTATTCAATCACTTGATTCGTTTGTAGCACAAGAATTAGGACCAGAATCTGAATTTGAAACCGAATTAGACGAAGCTGATATGTTAGGCGCTGGCACCACAGAATTGCCTTCTGATGCACTACAAGGATATTTGGATAGATCCGCCGGTAAGCCTGACTTTTACAAAAAAACTGGATTACCTAAATTGGATAAAAAAGGCAAACAAAAGTACACTACCACAAAAGATCCAACTGATAAATTTAAGTTTCCATATGTACATCCGAAACTTGCAAGAGAAATACAAATCGTAGATCCAAATGGACGCAAGTTTGATTTATCTAAGTTAAAAACCCATATTACAACACGACCTGATAAGATTTTAAAACAAAATGAAAAAATCTCACACAGTGGCGGAGAAAGTACTCAGTTTTATAATATAGGATTGCCAGCTTTACAAGGCCTTGGATATGACGAAAAAAATCAAAAGTTTGTTATCATAAATACTTGTCCAGGCGCAGGTGCGTGTAAAGTTTATTGTTATGCTAAAAAAGGCGGTTATGTACAATATATGCCTGTTAACACATCACAAACAAGACAACTTAACTTTTTGTTAAATGACCCAGAAGGTTATAGAAATATGTTGGCAGCTGAAATTAAATCCGCATATGATAAAAATAAAAAGAAGAAAGTCAAAACAGTAATCAGATGGCACGATTCTGGTGATTTCTTTAGTGAAGATTATTTGAATTTAGCATATAATGTTGCTAGAATGTTTCCCGATGTAGATTTCTACGCTTATACCAAGATGGCAAGTGTTGCTAAAGGTGATAAGCCGGTAAATTTCAAAATGAATTTTAGTGCTGGTGCAAAACCGGATCAAGAAAAACAAATAAATCTACAAACCACTAAACATTCTACGGTAGTACCAAAACAAATGTTTGCTGATTTGGTTGATAGAATGGAAATTCCCGATCCAGATTTTATACCAGATCCAAAAAAACCCAACAAACAACCTAAATTAATTAAAAAGTTGGTTTATAAATCGCCAGCAGCTATTGATATTTTAAAGAAAAAGTTGGCATTAAAGTATAACGTACCTGAAGATAGTGTTATTACTTACGACGAAATGATGAGTATTCCTGTGGGAGTTATGCCAAAATGGAATGTTATTGTTAAACCAGGCGATGGCGATGACAGTGCAAATAGAGCAGATGTAATAGGAACTTGGTTACTAATTCACTAATTTAGTTGTATTATCTCACTCTAGAGATATTTATAATTAATGAGTGCTAATTTAGATCAAGATAGGGTAAGATGGCCAGGCAGTGGTAGTAGTGTTACTCAAAACACTGTACCATTTGGTTATTACTTAAGCGAAAGTTGCAACACAGGATCTGGCGAAACTACTTTTGAAAATGATTGTAGTAGTAGTGCTATGTGGGCAGCAAAACGTTTGGGTTATCCTATTGTCGATATTGAAATGATCGATGTTAATTTTTATGCCTGTTTTGAAGAATCTGTATTGGAATATAACCGTGTAGTTAACGAATTCAACATCGTTAATAATATGGTAAATTTACAAGGATTACCACAAAACCAATACAAAAATTTAACAGGTCTAGGAGTAAAAAGTACAGGATTGCCTTTTATAATTCAATTGAGCAAACAATATGGTGCAGAAGCACTTGTTGGTGGCGAATATGAAGTTAAACGCAATTATATTACTGTCAGTGGCAGTGTTAATCCAAGCAGCACACAACAAGTTTATGACTTAAATCAATTGATTGGTAAAGATATTGAACACTTGACAGGCTCTCGTATCGAAGTTAAACGTGTATTTCACCAAAGACCGCCAGCAATTGCTCGTATTTATGATCCGTTTAGTATGACTGGTATGAGTTATAGTAACGTACTAACAGAAATGGGATTTAGCGCATACAGTCCTGCTACACAATTCTTAATGACTCCGATCTTTGAAGACTTGGAACGTGTACAAGCTATTGAGTTTAATGATATGGTTCGTAAAAGCGCATATAGTTTTGAAATTCTAGGTAATAATAAGTTGAGAATATTTCCAATTCCAACCGACAATTTCAAAGTTTATATAGATTATATAGTTGAAAGTGAACGTGATATCACAAACTTCTACAGTGGATCTCGTTATGAATACATTAGCGATCCAAGTGATATACCATACGAATACTGTACATATTGTAAGATAAATCAACCAGGCAAACAGTGGATCAAGAAATATTTCTTGGCTTTGTGCAAAGAAACATTGGGACGTATATTACAAAAATATAGTACAGTACCAATTCCAGGTGGCGAAGTAACTCTTGACGGTGCGGAGTTACGTTCTGAAGCCAAGGAGGAAAAAGACACATTGCTTGATAAATTGAGAGATATGTTGGAAAAAACCTTGCGAGTCAATCAATTGGAAAATAAAGGTAAGGAAAGCGAAGAAATGAATAAGATGCTTTCTAGAGTACCACTACACATTTATATAGGATAATTTATGGCAGCACCTGTATCACCACAATACCCTAAACAAAATCCAGCTTTTAAGCAATACTGGACATCTACACGTAAAGATGTGGGTATTTATAACAATAATTATTCTCCCGGTAGATACTTTTCTCCAAGAGATATAAATTTTTTGGGAAGTGTTAATTCTGAATTAATCGGTGATATAATCGAATGCGTTGTACAAGTATTTAAAATTGCAGCTTATGAAACCAATACCAATATCTACGGTGAAAGCAGTAGTGACAAGGGTAAGGTTTTTTACTCTGGTATAGACTTGAGTTGTTTGGTGCAACGTGAAGACATTAACACAGAAAATCAAGGATATGGACCTGATAGAAAACAAGATATTGTTTACAGATTTAGAGAACGTGATTGTATTACCACGAACTATTTCCCAGAAATTGGCGATTTGGTGCTTTACAATGAACGTTATTATGAAATTGATAACGTAGTTCAAGAACAATTCTTGGGTGGTCATCCTGATAAGTCTTGGAGTTTGATTGTTAATACTCATTACACAAGACTAAGCAAAATTAACCTAGTAGAAAGACAAACATAATTTATGGCTTGGGGTCCAAATACTAATACAAATCCGCCGCCAAATCCTATTGAAAACGCATCTGCGCAATCAGATGTTAAAAAGTTCTATAATAGAGCCAACGCAACTCGTCGTGATACAGATAAACAAAAGAATTTTACTGTAACGTTATTGGACGTTGATACAGCTATTATCAACACATTAGATAGTACTTTAAGACTACAAGTAAACGATAATGGTGAAGTTGTCAAGGTGCCAATTATATATGGCAATCCAGAAAGATGGTTTGCTATGAAAAAGTTTGGTCATATCAGAGACAATCAAGGCAAAATATTGTTGCCAGCTGTTATGATTCGTAGAAAAAGTGTAGAAAATAACAAAGATCTTGCAACATTTAATCGTTATTTGAGTTATGAAACCATAATGAATTATAGCGAGAAAAACAAATATGACAGATTTGATTTGATGAACAAAGGTGCGTTTGCAAGCAAGCCAACCAAACAAATTTACAGTGTAAGTTTACCAGTTCAAGTAAATATTACATACGAATGTATCATTTGGACTGATTATGTAGATCAAAACAATAAGCTGTTGGAACAAATCAATTATGCAGCTAAAGATTACTGGGGAGACGCTGAAAGATTTAAGTTCAGAGCCAGAATAGACAGTTATAGCATCGAACAAGAAATCAATGAAGGTGAAGATCGTAATATCAAAACATCATTTGATATAAATGTCAATGCATATTTGTTAAATGAAAATTACATAACAAATTTAGACGGGGTAAAAAATACCACTCAAAAGCTATTTACAGTAAGAAAAGTAATGTTGCAAGAAAATGCAATTGCTAGTGCAGGTGAAATGGAAAACATTTCAAACAATATTATTAAAAATAGTAGCAATTTAAAAGATAGTCCATTGGATTACACAGATGTAACAGGTCAAGGTACAATGGCACTAAACGTAAATAAAGTAACAAATTTAGACGGATATAATAAAATACAACCCAGTTCCGAAGGTGTTACCAAAACACCATTTCATCCAGCTCCAAAATCTATCACCGATTATGGAGAAAATGGTTGGTTAGCATATGATTCTAAATATATCTATGTGTATCAATATCCAGCGGGGTGGTTAAAAAGAGAAATTGCTACATTTGATTATGACTATAATAGTCAAACCTATATCAGTGGATACGATTGCAATGGCAATCCCATTTACACAACTGCAAATAAAAGACCAATAAATACCGCTTTTAGAGTATTTCAAAGATTTCCTGACAAGTTCTATCATCAAGTACCATATCAATCATCAGATTATGGTGAAGATGGTTGGGTAAGCTACGACGGTAATTATTTTTATATATACAGCGCAGGACAGTGGAGAAGAATACCAATTTCTCTATTTAATTAAATATAATTAATATTTATGTTTTTAACACTTACACGGTGTTACTTAACCGTATCGTTATATTTATAAGAAATGTCAACATTAAAGAAAGATCCATGCGAGGTTTCTCCAATAAAATTGGATAATGCTCTGTATGATTATAAAAAATTAACAGCGACTTTTAAAGATCCTACCACAGAGCTGTTTCTTAAAATAATCGACGAATTACGTAAAATTATTTATTGTCGAACCAGTTCTCAGTTTTTCAACAATGTTGCTACTAAACAAATACCATGCGATCAAAAATCAAAAACTTGGGTATTTGATCATAATTTAAACTCAGATCTAGTATTAATTCAAACATACGACGAGAATTTCAATCAATTAATACCAGAAACAATAGTACTCAATAATGATAATACCGCAACCATAACTTTTTCGTTTGATGCATGCGGATACATCATAGGTGTAAGCGGTAATATCAGCACCAGTGGTACTTCAGGCACAGGCACCAGTGGTAGTAGTGGTAGTAGCGGAGAAAAAGGATCAGCTGGATCAAGCGGAACAAGCAATACAAGCGGCACAAGCGGTACAAGCACATCTTCAGGTACCAGTGGTAGTCAAGGCACAAGCGGTACAAATGGTGAGGGTGGTAGTAGCGGTCAAAGTGGCGATATAGGAACCAGTGGAACTAGTGGAGAAAATGGAAGCAGTGGTACAAGCGGTAGTAGTGGTTTATTAGATGGATCAAGCGGATCAAGTGGTACAAGTACTACAAGCGGTACAACCGGCACAAGTGGCACAAGAGGATCAAGCGGTAGATCAGGCACCAGTGGAAGCAGCGGAACAAGTGGTAGTAGCGGAACAAGTGGTACTAGTGGTACAAGTGGTACCAGTGGTACAAGTGGCACAAACGGTACTAGTGGTAGCAGTGGCACAAGTGGTACAAGCGGATCTAGTGGCACAAGTGGCACAAGTGGTACAAGTGGATCAAGTGGTACAAGTGGTAGCAGCGGATCAAGTGGTACAAGTGGATCAAGTGGTACAAGTGGTACAAGCGGATCTAGTGGCACCAGTGGTACTAGTGGTACGAGTGGTACCAGTGGGTCAAGTGGATCGAGCGGATCTAGTGGCACAAGTGGCACATCTGGTATAAGTGGAAGCAGTGGTTCAAACGGCACAAGCGGCACAAATGGCACCAGTGGCACAAGTGGTACTAGTGGAACAAGTGGTACAAGTGGTACAAGCGGTACAAGTGGATCATCTGGTAATAGTGGATCATCCGGTAGTAATGGGACAAATGGCACCAGTGGTACAAGCGGCACAAGTGGTACAAGCGGTACTAGTGGTACAAGCGGCACCAGTGGTACAAGCGGCACAAGTGGTACAAGCGGTACTAGTGGATCAAGT